AAACTCAAGAAGATCATTGAGTCGAAACTGTTCTTTCCAACTTACATTGCGGGTATGTCCGGTAATGGTAAGACAATGATGGTCGAACAAGCGTGTGCGATTCTCAAGAGAGAATACGTTCGTGTTCAGATTTCGCCTGAAACTGACGAGGATGATTTGATCGGTGGTTTCCGTTTGATCAATGGAGAAACGGTCTTTCAGAAGGGCCCAGTCGTCAAGGCGATGGAACGTGGCTGCATTCTTATGATCGATGAGATTGATCGTGCCACGAACAAGATCATGTGTCTTCAAGGAGTTCTGGAAGGAAAACCAATTCTTCTGAAAAAGACTGGTCAAGTCATCTCTCCTGCCGCTGGGTTCAATGTGATTGCCACTGCGAATACTAAGGGTCGAGGATCTGATGAGGGTCGTTATACTGCGGCTTCGATCATCGACGATGCGTTTCTTGAAAGATTCGTTGCGGTTGTTGATCAGGAATATCCTCCTTACGCAACTGAGAGAAAGATTCTTCTCGCGAATGCCAAGAGTTTCGATGTCAAAGATACGGAGTTTATCGAGAAGTTGGTCGCTTGGTCAAACGTGATTCGAAAGACTTTCGAGGCCGAAGGTGTTGATGATGTCGTTTCGACTCGCCGTCTCTGCCACATTATCAAGGCGTTCTCGATCTTCGAGGATCGTATGGCCTCCATCAAGATGTGTGTCAGTCGATTCGAAGAAGAGACTCGTGAAGCGTTTCTCGATCTTTACACCAAGATCGATGAATCCACACTTGACGAAAATGGTGAAATTGTCGGAGAAACTAATGCGGCCGGAGATGATGTCGAAGTCATGGTCGATGAAAACGGAAAGTTTAAAGCCCCATTCTAATGGAAACAAGATCAAAATACGCAATATCTCAAATTGAACTGGATGACGATGAGGCCTACGAGGAAGAGTTGAAATCCTACAACGAAAATAAAAAAGAAGGAGTCAAGTATGACAAAACAAAACCGGACTACTCGCTTCTTCCTCCAACCGCTCTTGATGATGTAGTAAAGGTTCTTACCTTTGGTGCGGAAAAGTATGATCGTTGGAACTGGAAGAAACTTGACAATCTTGAGGATCGATATTTCGCAGCCGCTCAAAGACATCTTTGGGCAGTGATGCGAGGTGAAACACACGATCCCGAAAGCGGAGAACACCATTATGCTCATGCTCTTTGTTGTATAATGTATTTACTTGAATTTTATTCTTTACAAAACCCTAAAAATAGTATATAGTTATAACTATGAAAATATCAAATGGAACATTAAATCTTCTTAAGAACTACCCTACCATCAATGGTAATCTTGTAGTCAAAGAAGGTAACAAGATCCTTACGATCTCGGACAAGAAGAACATTATGTCTTCTGCTGAAGTCGAAGAATCTTTTGATCAATCCTTTGGGATTTATGATCTCAACGAATTCCTTGGAGCTTACTCTTTGATTGAGAATCCAAGTCTGGAGTTCTCTACGGACTCTGTAACAATATCGTCTACGAACTCAAGTCTTGTCTATCGGTTTTCCGATCCAAACATTCTCACATCGCCTGAACGTGAAGTAGGTCTTCCAACTTCGGATGTAACTGTCAATTTGACTGCGGAAATTATTTCGAATATTCGTAAGGCAAGTGCAGTATTGAATGCTCCGGTTCTTTCGGTTACGAGTGAAGGTAATAATTCACCAATCGAATGTAAGGTGTACGATCCATCGAATCCAACCGCAAATGTCTACAAGATTGGATTGACTGGATTGGTTTCAGATGATAATTTCGATTTCCAATTTCTTATTGAGAACCTGAAGATGTTGCCCGACGACTATCGTTTGTCGATCTCTTCCAAATTAATCTCTCAATGGGAAGGAATAAATAACAACGTTAAGTATTGGATTGCTTTGGAAAAGAATTCTACTTATGCCAAATAGACCACAAAAAAAGAAAAACAAAACTATGAGTGAAGACACTGAAAACAAACCTGAGATCACATTAAACGACTTTGCGGCGATTCTCCGTATCGTTGATGTAGCATCTCGCCGAGGAGCGTTTGAAGGTAAGGAACTAAGTTCCGTTGGTAATGTCCGTGATAAAGTCGAGGCATTTCTATCCTTTTATGCTCCAAAGCAAGACGGTGAAGGTGAACAAGCAGACGCTGAGGCGGCCGCCGAAGAACCTACCGTTGAAAATACTGAGGGAGAATAATCTTCCTTTTTGGGGGAGAGCAATCTTCCCCTTTTGCCACCTTAGCTCAGTTTGGTAGAGCGCGAAACTTGTAATTTCGATGTCGTCAGTTCGATCCTGACAGGTGGCTCCACTGGAAAGTAGTTCAACTGGATAGAGCATCGGTCTTCTAAACCGAGAGTTGTAGGTTCGAGTCCTACCTTTCCAGCCAATTTAATAAAAGCAGTTGATCGTCAAACAAGTGGTTTGTATAAATACATTTATGAGCAGCTGTAAGAATTGTGGATCAGAAACATCTAGTGTATATTGTAGTAATAAATGTCAACACGAGTATCAAACTTCTTTGAAAGAAGAGGCGTTCAAACGAGGTGATTATCAAGGGAGAAAAATGTGCTATGCCAAAGGTAGATGGAATCGCAGACTCCTCTCTAGTCATTTTGGTGAAAAGTGTAGTTGTTGCGGCATTCAAGAATGGAATGGAAACCCAATATCATTAGAAGTGAATCACATTGATGGAAGGGCATTTAACAATGTCCTTGAAAACTTAGAATTACTATGTCCTAATTGTCACAGTCAAACAGATACCTTTAGGAATTTGGGTGGCAGAAAATCAGATAGGACTTGTAGAAAAAACTGAATAAAATTATGAAAGCACATATAATTGAAGTAACAAATGAAGACGCAAAAACGTCAAGCAACGCGAGTTATCAACAGGTAACTCTGGAGGATGGAACACGATTCCTCTTTACTAATTCACAGTTAAAGACTGCGAAGACCCGAGCAGATAATAACACTGAAGATCTTTGGCCCGTGGAAGTTTTCTTTCCACCCGCAAGATTTCCAATCTTTAAGAAACTCTTTGGGTAATGGAAGAACATATAATAAAAAAGGTAACTCCTTATAAAGATACCACATGGTATGTGAAGTGGGCAGCATCAACATGCATTCTCATCGCCACATCTTTACGTGCCTCCGGGCCAGATCTCCATCTATTCGATATGATCTTTAGTATGCTCGGATTGTTGGGATGGCTTTATGTTGGACTGAAATGGAATGATAGAGCCCTTATCCTTTTGAACGGAGTAATAACCGTTATTCTTTTTGGAGGAATAATATCTTATTTGATTGGATGAAACCAGAAACTAAAGCATTACAATTCATCGAAAATGTCGATGATAATTTACAAGCAGCAATTAAGACGCTGGAAAAGATAAAATTTTATCTTGAAGAAAACGCCCATAAGTTGGAAGAAACCATCGAGAAAATACGAGACGAAACTGGTGGTGTTATCGCAGCCAAAGAGATTTTGAATGAAATGAGAAAAAGGAAATATTCCTTTAAAACAAAATAATTTCCTTTACATTCAACACTAATTGTGTTATAACTATATTATGAAAAATGAATTTCTCTGGGTTGAAAAATACAGACCAAAAACAATCAAGGAGTGTATCCTTCCCGATTCTCACAAGCGAGTCTTTCAAAAGATCGTTGACTCGGGTGAGATGCACAACATGCTTTTGACTGGCACTGCCGGTCTTGGTAAAACTACAGTCGCAAGAGCTCTATGTAATGAGTTGAATCTTGAGTATCTTCTCATCAACTCTTCGGAGGAAAGTGGTATTGATGTTCTTCGTTCGAAGATTCGTCAGTTCGCTTCTTCGGTATCTTTGATGGGAAAGGACTACAAAGTCGTTATTCTGGATGAGGCGGATTATCTTAACGCTCAGTCAACGCAACCTGCTCTTCGTGGTTTCATTGAAGAGTTCAGTAACAATTGTCGTTTCATTCTTACGTGTAACTTCAAGAATCGTATCATCGAACCTCTTCATTCTCGGTGTACGGTTGTGGAGTTCAATACGAGTAAGAAACAACTTGCGAAACTCTCCGGAGGTTTCATGAAAAGATTGCAGTTGATTCTTGATGCGGAAAACGTCAAGTTCAACAACAAGATTCTTGCGGATCTTATTATGCGTTTTGCTCCGGATTGGCGAAGAGTTCTTAATGAGTGTCAACGGTATAGTTCTTCTGGTGAGATCACGGCTGATGTTCTGGTTGGAATGTCCGATCAAAGTGTCTCAGAACTTGTTGGATATCTCAAGACAAAAGACTTCAAGAAGATGCGTAGTTGGGTCACGAACAATAGTGATGTTGACTCGTCGGTTATCTTTCGAAGAATCTACGATACTCTTTACGAGTTCGCAGAGCCTCAATCGATTCCTAGTGTCATTATGTCTCTTGGTGAGTATCAGTATCGTGCAGCGTTTGTTGCGGATCAGGAGATCAATACTGTCGCTTGTCTCACAGAACTTATGGCATCTTCGAAATGGAAGTAACGATAAAGGTTGTTACGTGGAGAGTTCTTTCGGTAATTCTTTGTACATTGATGGGAAGAATCTGGTTTGGAGATTGGCATGTCACTGCCTTTGGAATCTTCATCTCAATCGTAATGATGTTCGTACACTATGGATTTGAAAAGGTATGGCCGATAAACTAACACCATTTACTTTCATCAACTCGATCAACGAAGGAACTTTTGGTAAGAATCTTCTGAAGGATTGTAAGGCGGATTCGTCTACCGATCCTAACGATCCTTCTTCGCCCGATAAGAGTTATGTTCCCTTTATTATCAATCGAGGTCTTTCATATTTCTCTGATACGGTTCTCTTTGCAAATGAGATGAATCGTTTGTCACATCTTCCACATCGTATGCAGTATGACTTTCTACGAGATGCTGTAAACCCGAGAAAGAGGTTCTCAAAGTGGACAAAGAAGAGAAGTGTCGAGGATGATGTGAAGTTGATTCAACGCAAGTACAACTACTCAAGAGCTAAGGCCGAGGCGGTTTATCCTCTCTTTTCTTCGGAAGAAGTGGAGAAATTGCGTAAATCAATGGATAAAGGCGGGTTTCAAAAGTGATCATAATATAAATATCATTATGAATAGTTTTATAGATGATTGGACACCAACAGATATGTTGGAAGTGACTCTGAATGAACCTGATGATTTTCTCAAGATAAAGGAAACTCTTACTCGGATTGGAGTTTCTTCTAAGAAGTTACCTAACACTCTTTTCCAGAGTTGCCACATTCTCCACAAACAGGGAAGATACTTCATTGTACATTTCAAGGAACTCTTCCTCTTGGATGGAAAGAACGCAAGTCTCACCGAGAACGACATCGAACGACGAAATACGATCACAACACTTCTCTCGGATTGGGGACTTCTTAATATTGTAAACGAGTCAATGGCTCAACCACAAACCGATCTAAGACTTATCAAAATAATTTCACATCGAGACAAATCACAATGGGATTTACAGCCAAAATATTCCATTGGGAACGTTAAGAAAGTATAAATATCTATATGTCAGATTTAGTCAAAGACTTGAGAAATGGATTAATGGAGGATTTGAATCAGATCCTGAGAGTGCATTATATACTCAAAAAAGAACTAGATAAAGAATCAGACTCAGGTAAAAGTCCGTGGGAATTGGATATGAATACGCAGCGTATGGAGACTGATCTGGAAGCCGGTACGGAAACACTCTTGGGGAGAGAACCACAAAAGATTTTGTCATTAAATTCACGTTATCACTCAGCCGAGGTTATTAACAGGCACAGAAATGATGTTGAAAAAGTGATGGAGAGACTTGGAGCAAAAAAGGTTCCTCTAAAAAAGTTTCCCTTCTTTGCCAAATACAGAGATAAAGGTTGGAGCTTTCGTCGAG